GGGGCCCCTAAGGGCCCCCGACGTTAGTGCAACAATTCCTGTTGTGCGACCATATGAAAGGAGAGACGAACCGGTCATGTCCATTACCCAGGCGTACCCGAAGCTTTTCTTTGCTACGGGTGCTAAGAAACTCTACAGTTCCAACTCAAGCAATTGGGTTGATCCTGCAGGGTTTCCCCAGGTAACTGGATCCTTCTACCATGACACTTCCGAAAACCATTGGAAGCGCATGCCGAAAGGTGGCCGAGACATAGGGTCCAATTGGACTCTAGAATCTCAGTCAGTTGAAGGAGGTCCCACCATCAAAGTACTTGTCTACAATGGTAGCTTGTACATGGGATGGCGTGGACCCGTGGTAATCGCTGGAGGAAATCACCATATCGACAATGTCGAGATGGCGGCCCTTATTACTGGTCGTGCTACCGAACCGCAACTTATGGCGGACGGTTCCACGGCTATTAGTAAGGTTCTTCCAACAAATCCTATTTCGGACCTTCCACTGGGAGTGGCGGAAATCTATAATGATGGACTTCCGAACATTCCCGGATTTGACTTCGCAACTCGTCGTTCAATTAGTCATGAGGAGTTATCCTCTAACTATTTGAACTATGAGTTCGCTGTCAAGCCATTACTGGCGGATATCCGGCGTTTCCAGGAGGCATCGAAAAAGGCGGAAGCCTTGATTGATGACTACGCTAGAAACGCTGGTAGAAAAATCCGACGTAGGTACCGGTTTACACCGCAGGTAACCTCATCGCAAGATGTGGTACCGAACCCCCCAACTCAGGGCCAGACCCATATAATGGGACCAGGCTCCGAGGTGGGGATCCAGGACCGCTTTAAAGCGGCCTATGGAGGAAGCGGTGGTGTCAGAACGGATTACAAGATGAACGTTGTAAAACGTTGGTTTTCCGGCTGCTTTACTTATCATCTCCCGCATGCGGGAAATGATTTTAGCAGTCGGTTAGCTGTTGAGGAACGAGAGATGCGCCATTTATATGGTGGTATCTCCGCCTCAACCGCTTGGAATCTTGTTCCATTCTCCTGGGCCGCTGATTGGATCACTAATGCCGGAGATGTTATTCATAACATCTCCGCCTTTAGCCAAGACGGCCTTGTGATGCCTTGGGGTTACATCATGGAAGAATCTAGCCATGAGGTAATCCGGAAGGTAGTTGGTGCGAGGGTCGGCGTAGGACTTTACGAAGTAACCTACGGTGGCCACACGTACAAACAAATACCTTCTGAAGTGTCTATGACACTTCGCGCCACCTCCAAGCGGAGGCGGAAGGCAACGCCATATGGATTTGGCCTAAACACTGCTCTGTTTACACAGAGACAGTGGGCCATTCTAGCGGCTCTGGGCCTTTCTAGGAACCAGAACCTCTAGAGATGAAGTACTGTCCATATGGCAGCTACTTCACAGAATACGTTCTAAGTGAAATCCACTTAGAACTTAACTGCAAGGTAACTACATGGCTCTGCCAGATCCAATTCCCACTCTGACCGTTAACTCGGTTGCTTACAACTTTGCCCGGACTGCTAGCTCTGGTAACAATGGCATTGTTACTAGTGTCTATCAGACTCCGGACAAGCTTGATAAGCTGACCGTGTCTCGGATGGAACGCGCCCGCACTCGTTACTCCGTTCGTTTCGACCGGAGGAAGATTGCGGCGGATCCCCTTAACGCTGCTCTCAATCAGGAGTACAACATGGCGGCTTACACCGTCTTTGATGTACCCCGAACTGGGTTTAGCAATACGGAGATCACGTGGCTCAGCCGACTTCTCGGTGACTTCCTTGTCGCCGGGACGCCGGATTATGAGCTGCGCGTCATTCAGAATGAGACCTGAGTATATTGGCGAACACGACAGGAACCAAGCGGAAGCAGGACGGTTTGTCCAGCTCCGGTTGGGTGAAGGTGTTAGTCCCGGTGATCTGTGCATCTGCTGTGGCGATAGGATCAATCCTAGCCGCCTATGCGGGTGTACAGACTCCGTGTCTAACAACTCCATCTGAAGTGCCCGTCATTCCTCAGGACTAACGGATGTAGACAGAAAGGGGGAATGCCCATTGACGCAATAGGAAATTGCGGAGATGAGAATACCTCTCTCTACACGGGGGGGCCCTTCGGGGCCCTCCCGTGTCCTACATCTGAGGAATTGCCATTCTACAAGAGCCAATTAGCAAGCTAATCCCCCATGAAAGGAGGAGGCTTGAAAAGGCTAATGTTACTTTGGCAGAGAACTGCAGCTGACGCTGCGGTTCAGTGTCGCACTAGCGCCATCCACGACGTTAAACGCGTCGCGGATCGTTGTGAACACGAGGGAATGGGCTTTTTGACCCTGACCCTGCCCGCCATTGGAAAAGAGTTCGAAAGATCTCTTGACCTTGGCGTGCTCACTGACGAGCTTCTTGCCCTAACAGGCAAAAAGCGAGGATTTCCCGTACTATTACAGGATTTCCTTCAGCTCGTGTTCTCGCGCGATGGCGGCCGTCTTCTTGACGATCCCTCCGTTGAGGCGATTCAAGCCATTCGTCAACTCACGTTGATGTTTGGCAAGATCCGGCTCCCTTGCTCGGAAGCAAGAGAGTCGAAAGCCATAGCGGATTTCGTCAAGTGTGAACAGCAAATGCACATGGCTGAATCCCGAATGAATTTGGACGATCTGTCTGAATTCAAACGGATCAGCGACATGCTATTTGCCGACGCTTTCACTCGAATGGACGATAAAGTCTATAAGGGTGAAATTGTCGGTCAGCATGGTCCAGGTGCCACCGCTGATAAACTTAGGGGAAACCATAAGTTTCTTCAGCGAGAATGGACAGATCGACTGGAGGAGATATTTCCAGCAATGGAAAATCTAATCCCGTCTTTCCGGTACATTCCGGACTTGGACGACGTGCAGTGGCTGGATCCCGGTGCTGAACGGCCCGTACGGGTTGTTACAGTACCTAAGACGTTGAAGACGCCTCGAGTTATTGCCATCGAGCCGACTTGCATGCAATACATGCAACAAGGCTTGATGTCAGAACTCGTTGGTTGTCTCGAGCGTAATTTTATTACGCGCGGGATGATCGGTATCCAGGACCAGATCCCTAACCAAGATCTGGCCAGACAGGGCTCCATTACTGGAGAACTGGCGACACTCGATTTGAGTGAAGCTTCCGATCGCGTCTCCAATCAGCTTGTAACGACGATGCTAAGTAGCTTCCCATGGTTTTCTATGGGAGTACAAGCTACTCGCAGCGTCAGAGCTGACGTACCTGGATTTGGGGTTATTCCCCTGTCCAAGTTCGCGAGTATGGGATCTGCATTGACTTTTCCCGTTGAAGTATGTGTGTTCCTAACACTCATCTTCTTCGGGATTCAGAAAATGCAAAGACGGCGCCTTACTCTGAGGGACATTTCGTCCTACAGAGGTCGGGTGCGCGCATACGGGGATGATTTAATCGTCCCCGTCCCTGCTGTGCCTTACGTTGTGGAGGCCTTGGAGTCATTTGGCTTCAAGGTCAACCGCAGTAAATCTTTCTGGACTGGAAAGTTCAGAGAGAGCTGCGGCAAGGAGTATTACGACGGTCACGACGTTTCTATCTGTCGAGTCCGTAATGATCTCCCTGCACATCGTAAAGATGCTCCCGGTGTGATTTCTACTGTTTCTCTTCGTAACCAGCTCTATTGGGCAGGTTACTGGGGAACCAGTAGATTTCTTGACGAACTCTTGGAAACATTGATTCCGTTTCCAATTGTAAGTTATGAATCACCGGTGCATGGCCGTGAATCTGTACTGCCTATACAGGCGGATGAGATTCACCCTTACTATCAGTACCCCGTGGTTAAGGGTATTCTAGTAAGGACACGCATTCCTTCCTCACGGTTGGAAGGCGTGGGAGCCTTGCATAAGTGTTTAACTAAGCAAGGGGAGCTGCCCTTTGTAGATGTTAGACACCTGGAACGTCAGGGAC